CGATTTGTGATTGCGCTCTTGGGAATCCGTTATTTTCAATTTTGCTCCATACGTTGCCTGCTCCGCTCTCTTGGATGGTTATATCGCCTTGATGGCTTCCGGCGCTTTGAGAGGCATATACGCCACTACTAGCAACATACCACCGGTAAAGACGGATAAGAGAGTCAGGCAATGCAACCGCAGTCGTTCCGTCTAATTCTACCACATCAGATACCACTACCAAACTACCACCACTTTCTTGTAACCCTTCGTAGTAAATAGTCCTAGCCCCTGCACCACTTGCGTTATCGTCTGCGTCTGTACTCACTACTTCTAAAGCCGTGTTAGTTGTGGGTGTTCGATAAAAACCACTTAAGCAGATAGGCACAAAAGTGCTACTTACTGCACTATTACGCCCGAACTTCTGAATAATACTAACATTAGGCACGTTTCCTTTGGCTGCTTCTATCCCGTATTCTAGCGTCTTTTTATAGTAATCCACGTGGCTATTAGCTTCATAGTCCGCCATATTGATATAAGAATTATCTTCTCGTATCATTCGGCCCGTTTTACGGTGCATCTTAACTATACCTTGTATGTTATAATCGTCCGCCACGTTGCACCAAGTTTTTTAAAGCTTTAATGATTCTAGGCCGTTCCGTTTCAAAGGCTGGAAATAAATAAGGCCTAGCACGAACACCGCCTATAGAATCTGTAGAAGTCTTAAACTGAATAGCTACTTCTGAATAGTCCTGCCCCATAATTTGGGTTTCTACCCTTCCTTTCGTACCGAATTCTACATAGGGTGCATATTTTACATTGGTGTAAACTGTTCTACCTAGTTCGCCTAAGTTCTCGGTCTTTATAGAACTTCTTAAACGGCCCGTATCTACTACTACCCTGCTTTTAGCATCGCTTTCTATCCTTAGGGCGTGCTTATTGATTGTATATTCCACGTCTTTACGCATATTCTTACTAAGGGTGTCTAGCTTCCCTAGTACATTATTTAAGTCCTTACGTGAAATTTCAGTTCTAAGCACTTTCAGCCACCGCTATTAGTTCCGTGTAGGTATTTTCTTCTCCCTTGTCTTGGGCATATTCTATATTAAACGTCTGGCCATTGTATAGGATTCTTAAAAGATAGTCATAGGTAGCCTTATTATATCCAGCTGCTACGAAGTCGTCCCTATATCTCGTTAAAATCTTATATCTAACATCACCTTTAAGCCCGCCTATCTCGTAGCTTTCCCTTCCAGAAGTGGGTGTTACCTTACCCCAAACAGTTGCTAAAGTATTCCAAGTCTGGGTATTTCCACCCATTCCATCAGAAGAAAGGCTATAGTACTGAATAGTTAGCCGTTGCTTCATTAAACCTACATTCGCTTGTCTGGCTTTGGTTTTCATATAAGCTTAGCATACCTTTTAAAGTGGCTTTTAGAACCATTGGGAAGTTCATTAACCGAACCTTCTACTAGATCTTGTCTATCTTCGTAGCTTGAAAGTATCGCCTTCTTAAGCCCTAAAATAATCCCATTAGGTATAGGGTCGAAGCCTGCCGTATAAACCACTTCTAAGCGTAGTCTTTGGAACGGTTCGTTATAATCGTACAAGGTATTGAATATCAATGTATCGCCTTGTAAATAAAAGTCATCCCCAGCAGTCAAAGTAGCTTCTGTGCCGTCATTAGTAATAGTTTTCACAGTACTAATTGACTGAACTGGGAATAAAGGCAAGTCTACCCGCTTACCATACATTTCATAAGTAGCCGTTACCGTTTTTTCTATCAGCTGAAACGAATACGTATCTTCTACTATGTCTATCACTTCGGCCACTAAATCGGCTATAAGAGAATCGTCAGCAGAAGTATCTACTTTCATCCAAGCTTTAGCATCAGCCGTACTTAGTACATCAGTTGAAGCATTAGTACCACTTTCAGTAGTTGAAACGGTTACAACGCCATTACGACCGTAGTCAGGTGTTTTTAAGCTACTTCTTAGCATTTAGTTCATCCCTTAGTTTTTTAGCCTTGCTTTCGGGTAGTCGGTCTATTATTTGGTTGCCTTTCTTCACGTAGTACATCGTCTTAGTACTAGTGTCTTTTTCTATGTGAACTTTAGCATCTAAAGTATAGGCCCGTTTATCTTCTTTGGTTTCGTATAAAAGGCCACGGCTTAGCATATCTTCTACTACGTTTTTAGGACCTTTAAAAGGCTGGTCTGTTTTGTACGGTTGTTTACCGTACCTAAAGTTTCTTCTACATCGGTAAGGCATAGCAATAAATTTAGTTAGAAGGAAAGGGCGGAATCGAACCGCCCCTAGTTCCAAATTTCCTTATGGTAATCTTAAGAATTACCTGCGTTCTGGATAGCAGTAGTGAAGTTACCGTAAGCACCTGCATTAGGCAAGTAAGTAGGTAACGCCAAACGGCCAGAAATCTGTACAGTAACCAAGTCTTTAACTACGTTATCTTGGTCTTGCTCGTAGAAACGTACTTGCATACTTTCACGGTCAAACAAGGTAGTTAACTGTGCGAAATCAGCTACTAGGAAGTCGTCAGCATCTCCATCGGTGTCATTGATTGCATTAGTTGCAATGATAGGTACACCACGTACTACTGGCACACGTTGGCCAAATACTACGTCATTAGGGAAAATGTAACGGCCTTCGCCATCTTTTCTACGAATCATATCATAGAAACGACCTACACCCATCATAATAGCAGAAGGTCGGAAGTTTCTATTTTCGATTTGCTTGATAGCTTCTAGAATGACATCGTGCTCTTGAGCATCAGCATCTAGTACATACTGGTCTAAAGTATAGTCTGTAGAAGTTACAGTTAAACCATAAGTAGAATCGTATAGCAAGTAAGCATCTTCTTCTACCATATACTTTTCCATTCCACGTAGGGAAATGTGAGAAGCTAGTCCAGCCGTATCATTAAGGGCTTCTTTAGAAACACGGAAGTGAGCAGCAATTTTTTCTACTACCGCATCAGTAGCAGTTAAATCGAAGTCATTCTGTCCAGAAGCAATACCTTGAGCAGTCACAGCAGTATTGTCGGTAAAGTTTGATTCTTGAATGTAACGAATCTTGTCAGAATTAGTAGTTCCATTAGGTAGAAACTGTCTAACGTGAGTTCTTCGTTCTGGGTCAAACTTAACACCTGCAACATAGTCAGCTGGTACTACATCACCAGTATAAGCATCGATAGAATCAGCAGAACCTATTACGGCTTTGGTGTTCATAGTAAAGCCAGAAATGTTACCTGACTTGAACGCTTCCATCTGGTCTTGTACTTCTTTGCCTTCTAGGGCTTCTTGTACTTTTGACTTCATAGAAGTAGCACGGCCAGCAGAACCTAGTCGGTTAGCACTTTTTTCAATGCTTTCGATTCGGTCTTTCTGTCCAGTAATCAATGCTTCTAAATTTTGAATTTCGCTTTTAGTAGCAGAATCTGCTTCGCCAGCAAGTTTAACCTGCTCTTGAAGTTTGTCGTAACGGGCTTCTAAGTCGTTTTTAAGAACATCTACGTGTCCTTTTACCGATTCAAGCCCTTCTTTTAAGGTTTTTTCTAAGTCCATTTTTGGAACTCCTTTTCTAAGTTGAATGATTGGTTAAATGTTTTAAACACTTGGTCAATAGTTTCGGCTTCATTCTTGGAAGTGGCTTGAACCGGCTTTTCAGTTTGAAGTGAATCTTTAAATGATTGCTCTAAGTGCTTAAGTTGTGCTTCGATTAGCCTAAATGTTTCATCGGTGTAATCACCAGAATAAAACGCCTTCGAAAGTTCTTTGTATTTTTCTACTTGGTCTTTTTGTGAGCCTTTGGCCATTCCACCTATAGCCATTTCATTAGCCCCCCAAGTAACCGTGCTACCTTCCCACATCTTAACTTCTTTTACTAAGTAAGAATCTTCTTGAGAATCGTATTCACGTTGGATAAAATTTATACCTACAGAATGTTCGGTTAGTATTCCATCACGGTATAGCTTAAGTACATCGTTACCTAGTTCCGTGTCTGAAATCATTGTACGGAAATATAAACCCTTTTCATCTTCCATTAGGGTCATCGGCTTACCTAGTACTTGTAGTGGGTCGTGCTGGTATAAGTGCATTATTCTGTTCTTACCGTTAGGGCCGTTTTCTTTTAGGGTTTTTTCGTAACAACCTTTTAGCATTACATCCCCATCGGAATCTTTGAAGTCGAAAATAGAATAGTAGCCTTCTATTATTCTACGATCCATATCAACGCCTTTAACTGAAGCGCTGGTGCTTTTGGTTTTCCAAGGTAAATTCATAGCATCTTTTATTGGGTTAATTTTTCTAAGGGTGCTAAATTTGTGACCTACTACTCTATCAGTTTCTTCATCACCCCTATAAATTCGTATTAAAGCTACTGGGTCATCTTCGCTAGCCGTAATAGTTAAAGCTGAATCTGGTATATCTATACTGCCTTCGGTGTGTATTTCTATAATCTCGCCCCTAGCCCTTCCACCCGAAGAATCCCAGCTTACAAAATCGCCTACTTTTAAATCACCAGCTTCTGCTTTCATATTTTTTGATTCGTCAATTTCTTTACTTTTTCTTATGGCCCAGTCCACACCTTCCGTACCGCCCCAAGCATCCCACATTAAGCCCCCGCATCCTTCATCATAGGGAACATCCTTGTGTTGTCGGTGTCGATTAAAACTAGCCATACGCTTTACAGTATCTTCACTAATTGCTTCACGTTTGGCCAGCTGGTTAGCCCTTGCCCATCCTACGGGTGTACCACAGTCCTTAGGATTGCCGCTTTCTTCACGGTACTTTAAAGCACGTTTAGCGTTATTACTTGCTGCCTTTGGATAGTCGGTATAACTCATAAAATAGGTTTGTTATAAAAATACGCAATTTTTACATCATTTTACAATTACTATAGATAGATTGTATAAACCCTAATTTTTGTTATGGATAAACTCATTAACCGTGTCCAAGAGCAGCTAGACAATAACTGGCCCGTAGAAAAGTCAGATATTCAAGCGCTTTTAATGTTTGCTATCTGTTTTTGGAAACAAGTTCATAAATCACATTAGCCAGTTCATTCTGTCTAGTGTTTCTAAATTCCCTATTGTGGATAGACTGCTTTAGGTGGCTTTCTGCGCTCTTTATCCAGAACCTTTTGTGTTTTAAGCAAATGATACGAATGTTTTTTTTAGCACATTCTAGCGAAGCCATTAGGTCGCTCATTCGGTAATCATTCCAAGTAAGCGGGTCAAACTTTATTAGGTCGGTATGAAAAGCACTAACCCCCGTACCTGCTACGTCTATCTGGTAATCTGCATCTACTTCGCCTAAGCATCGATAGGAATCGTGGCCCGTGTAGTAGGGTAAATTTAACCCCTTAAGCCTTCGCCCGTGAAAGGTTAGCCAAGCATTAGGGTATTTTTTACGTGCCTTTAGAATCGTATCTACATAGTCAGGCGGGTAAATAATATCGTCATCACACGAAAGGTATAGCCCCCTGCTTATTGGAAGCCAAAAGAACTTAGCGTTATCGGTATAGTCAGGGCCACTATATACTTCTACGTTATCGCCTTCTACTTCTGGCACGTAGTCGTTACCATATACCCGAACGGTAGTAACTTGATGCTTTAAGCTATCTACTACACCTTGAAGGGTATATTTTCTGGCTTTTATTGTGGCTATGTTAGCAGTAATGTCCAAAAGTTATAACTTTTTGCTTAGTTCAATGACTAATAGTTCTATTTTTCTGTCTATCAGAATAACTACATCGCTTTTAATAGCTACAAAATACAATAGCAAAATAATAGCTAAATGGTAGTCGTAAACAAGGGCATATATAAAACATAATAGACCCGCTATGATTCCTAGTTTATTCATAAGCTTTTAAGTGGTTCCTTTTTTCTTAGTTCGTAGTGCATTACAGAATCGTGTTCACCGTGGTAACATAGAC